CATCTGAGGAAACGCTGTTTTCTCAGGTTCTTTGTAACCAATACGCAGTAAATCTAGTTTAGATAATTGTTCATCTAAATTAGATATGAAGTATTCTTCATATGGTCGGCCTCCGTATAAGTCAGCAGTATCAAGGACGAAATTAGCATAGTTTCGTTCATTGATAGTATTTAGTACTTTAAAAGAGTTTCTGAATACTTGATCAAGATAGAAGATTTGTTTGGAAGTTTTCCTTACATTTTCAACTAACTTGTCTGGCTCATCTATACGGAAATCACTAATTGAGTCAACTAAATCTAAAGATTTATTTCTTGAATTCTTTTGAATTCGAGATTTAATTTGTCTCAATTTTGAATAAAGACCATGTACTATAGGGTTATACTTCAAATTAATTTTATCAAATGAAGTAGGAAAAGTTTCCAAAAACTTTTCATAATATTGCTTTAAAGAGTAAGCACTCTTTTCAGCCAATACTTGTAACCCTAGCGAAAAGACTCTATCCATAAAACGGTAGATCTCGTCTTCTTTTGGAAGATTTAATTCATCTACTGTAACATATTTATAGAAATAATTTCTTAATTCTTGATATGTTATAGTTTTTGAGTTAAATCTTATAACCAGTATTGTTGATTCAATAATTTTATTAATTTTCTTAGAAGATATAAATCTTTTTCGAATTTTAATTCCAATTAATGAATTTTTCAATAAATCGACTACTGAACCTTTAAGTAGGGAAGGAATTCTAAATAAATACTCATAAACAATATTAATTATTGTTACAGGGTTATTTAGATTATTCTTAATTCCTCTTAAAGATAAACCAGAGACCTCTTTACCTTGGTATATTCATCTCTTAGCAAATTCGTATGTATTTTTAGATACATGTGTCTTTTGCATAGAAATTTCTACACCAAGTTTATTCATTATCTTTATGTATCTTTGAGCGACTTTATCGTTTCTTATCACGATATCGTCTCCAAGAATTATATAATTACAAAAATTCTTTTGTCCAACTAAATGGGCAGCTCAATGAACAACAAGATGATGAGTAATTGTAAAGGCAGCTCATGAAGAGTATGCACCCATTGGTTGTCCTACTTTGTAAAAAATAGTAGAACCCTCTGGAGTTTCATATCCTCTATCTATGAGTAATCCTTTCCAGTTACTTGAAAGATTTTCATCAAATATTTTTGATAAAAGTTTTTCTTGTAAAAAGATTGGAAATCTGTCAGTGGCAGCAGTTAAGTCCAAGGACCAAAAGCTGTTTCCGAGACCTTTTTCCCATTGATGGAAGGGATCCTGAGTAAAAGTTCTATCACATGGAAAGTTTCTTAATAATTTTAATAAACTATCATGTATAGGACGTAATAATCATTGGGAATAGTAATCAACCATTGCTATTACTCGACGTTTTAACTCAGGGTCTTCTACAATAGAAAGTTTTCCTGGACTTTGTGGTGTTTTTAACATGACAAATGAACGATGATCTTTTAAAACTAGTTCTAAAACTGGTTTTAATAGTTTATCGAAACGAGAACCTAAAAGGTTACACATGTAACTTATAGGTTTCGTTGAAACATTTAGCATATAAAATAAACCATATAGTCCACTCAAAGTTGCCTTACCAAATGGAGATGATTTATTACTAATATAGTGTAAATCATTATCCCATATTGGAATAGACGATTTCAATTTAAAGTCTGAAACAAACTTTTCTATATATCAGTTAGGGATTGTATAATCCTTACCTTTATATAGATCAGTAATTGAATCATAATTTACTTTTGGAACCTCTTTCTTTAAAGGTTTAAGGGCTCTTGTATAGGTTAAAAGAGTGTTTAACATTCTTTTACCATGCAATGAATCAATAAAACCTTTTAAGTAAAGAAACTTTGTTGGAAAACCGTTTGTGATTGAAACCAATGAATGATTAATTTTAAGTGGTTTTCCACACATATAACGTGTAATTGAGAGCTTTACAGCTTTCATATACTTTATAGTGAATGGTAAACCATTATCTTTTCTCATTCGTTCCACATCATAAAGAAATTTACGAACTGTGTTCCGATTACCGAAAATGTTAATAAGTAACCTTATTAATAATAATAAGTTATTGGGCATAATAGTGAAACAACGCTTAGATGAATGATTATTATGATTATTCATCCTATCCTTACGTTTTGAGGATCCCTTCTTAATTGAAGGTACCCCATCCTGTAAAGGAGCAGGTTTAATTATATCAATTTTATTGATGGTAATTTTTCTAAATGTTTGTTTCATGTTTAAATTTTAAAATATGTGGACTTAATTTCTTATTTACAATTTTACAAGTAAATAAATACGTTAAGTGAGCTACAACACGAACCCTAATTTCTAAAGACATCTCTGTCAGTAGTCGGGTTTGGTTGGAAGTTAATATAAATTAACTTGAGGTTAAAC